CAAGCTCGAGGTTGGCAATTCCATGTATGTCCCGGTGGACAGCCACACTGTCAGCGTGTATGTCAGCGCCACCGCGCGCAAACTCAACACCAAGTACACCACGCGCAGCGCCCTGCTGGCCGGCGTCCGCGGCACCCGCATCTGGAGGATCGTATGAAGAAGTATTTTACCTTCGAGTACAGGGGCAAGCCCATCCTGCACGGACGCAAGCTCGTCGCCGCCAAGACCCTCGACGACGCGCGCCTCTTCGTCTACAACCACTGCGCGTGGGAGCGGATGGAGAACAAGGAACACGGGCTGCTTCACGACTACACCATCCTCGAGCACCGCGCGCCCCTCGCGTACCAGTTGGACAGCGCCGGCAGCCTCATCTACAAGGAATACAAGGAGGTCGATCTCCACTTCCCCCAAAAGGAAATCCCGCACTTCCGCAAGGAGGAGGACTAACCATGCGTATCCTCGTAGCCTGCGAGTACAGTGGCCGTGTCCGCGACGCCTTCCTGGCGCGGGGCCACGATGCCATCTCCTGCGACCTCGAGCCCACCGACGTGCCCGGCCCTCACCACCAAGGGGACGTTATCCCCCTGCTCTCCCAACCTTGGGATCTCGTCGTCGCCTTCCCGCCATGCACCTACCTTTCAGCGTCAGGCATCCATTGGAACTCCCGGCGCCCGGAGCGCGAGGCTCTCACCGAGGAGGCGGCTGCCTTCTTCCTCGCCTTCACCCGCGCCAACTCCCCCAAGATCGCCATCGAAAACCCCATCGGCGTCATGTCCACCCGCTATCGCAAGCCAGACCAGATCGTCCAACCTTGGATGTTCGGCGAGGATGCATCCAAGCGTACCTGTCTCTGGCTCAAGAACCTTCCCCCGTTGGTATCCACCAACCCCATCGTCAAGAAACTTTATGCCAATCAAACCCCATCGGGGCAGAACAAACTAGGTCCCTCCCCGCATAGGGCCAAGATCCGCAGCCTTACTTACCAAGGCATCGCCGACGCGATGGCCTCCCAGTGGGGCTGACGCCCCGGAAAGGAACCGACATGATTCACTCCGATGACGTTCTCGAGAAGGTCGCCGCCACCTGGTGGCACCTCACCTACCCCCACCGCCCCTTCCGCACCGTCTCCGAGGACGAGCAGGGCCACTGGAAGCAGGACGTATCCGACGTGCTCACCGCAATGCGTGTCGCCGGCTACCAGGTGCTGGATCCAGAGCGCCGCCCCATTCTCTACAGCAATGAGGACCAAGCATGAACCCCTGCCCAGGCTGCCGGGGGACAGGCCGCTCGCGGAGCCTCGTCCGTACCAGCCCAGTAAAGTGTGGCGCGTGCAACGGCAAAGGCACCGTCCCCCTCTTCATCGAGGCCAGCTATAATCGAACCATCCGCAGGATCATGCACCGCCAGCTCCGGCGGGCTTCACGAAAGGCAACTCCATGAACCAGTACAGCTACAAGCAATACTGCCGGGAGACCGACGCCCACCGCGAGCAATGCTCCGCCCTCCATTGCTACGAGCGCATTGAGAAGGCCCAGGCCAAAGCCAAGAAGGAGATCCTTGCCATCATGGTGACGCTGCGCGAAGCCATCCTTGACGAGGCGCAGGAACGGATGGTACTCCACCTCGCGGACGACAAGTCTCCCCAGGACATCATCCACGACCTCGTCCACGAGGAACTCTGGGAAGTCGTCAACCGCATCAAGGAGGAGGCCGGCCTATGACCAGAACATTCCGAACGCTGCAAGCCATGCGGAAAATGCGTATCGAATTCATCGATGACGCCATCGATGACATCATTCGCATCCGCGCCCACAACGAGAAGATGCTTGCCCACTCCGTGGACCTGGAGCGCATGCTCTCATTTGGTGCAGCCAACAACGAGGATCTTCTGCAAGTGGTGCGGGCCATGCGCGAGGAGGATGGGCCATGAGGACCACTCTAAACCAGATCCGCGCGCACAGCCCGTGCCAAGACGGCTGGGGGAGACTGCTGCGCGGCCTGAACAAAACCGCAGCGGACGACGAGCCGCTGTGGATAGACACCATCCTCGACCACAACGGCCTCGATGACGCGCTATGGTGCTTGCGCGCCGTCGAAAACTGCGACCGCGAGATCCGGCTCTATGCGGTCTGGTGCGCGCGGCGGGTCCAGCATCTGATGACCGATCCGCGCAGCATCGCTGCTCTCGATGTCGCGGAGCGGTATGCTCGCGGGGAGGCAAGCGACGAGGAATTGTCGTCGTTGGCGGCGGCGGCGGAGGAGGCGGTGGAGACGATGTGGACGGCGGCGGCGGCGGCGATGTGGGCGTCGGAGGCGTCGGCGGCGGAGGCGGCGAGGTGGGCGGCGAGGTCGTCGTCGGCGGCGGCGGCGGTGGCGGTGGAGACGATGTGGACGGCGGCGGCGTGGTCAGCCCGCGACACCGAGCGCGCCGCTCAAGCCGCCGAACTGCGGCGGGTGTGCAGCGAGATGAGGGAGGCCAAGCCATGAGCGACATCGTGAGCAAGCTGCGAATCGAGAATAGAAGGCTTAAAGAGGAGCATTTGGAATGCGCTCGACTTGCGACAATTCTAACTGATAGCCTCCGCGCCCGCGTCGAGGTGTTGGAAAGGGCGCTTCGACGGATTCAAGCCACGCCACACCCTAGCGTGGCGGCTCAATGCACTAACTGCTATAACCATCAGAAAACAGCGACCTACGCGCTTGAAGATGCTGCGCCATGACTAAAGTATTGCTCTGCCTCTCCTGCCTCCACAAGACGGCGCGGCGGATGACCATTGATGTGCCAATGCCCCTGCCAGACAACACGACGTATGTGTCTAGACGATCCGTCAGACGCTGCGAAAGGTGCGGCGCCGAATGGGAAAACACGCAGGACGGTGATTGGCGTCCAGCATATTTCGCGGCCATTAAGGAGGCCAAGCCATGAGCGACATCTACAAGGAGTTCGGAGTTGATTTCCTGTGTGCACGATACGCAGGACCGACCGCAGCGGAGATGAAGATGGCGCAGGAGATCACCCGGCTCCGCGCCCGCGTCGAGGAGCTGGAACGCATCCGCGCAGCAGCAGATAATCTCTTCACCTACGACAGCGGGTGGTCGCATTGGGAGAAGAAATACAGAGAACTGCGCGCCGCGCTGAAGGAGGCCAAGCCATGAGCGACATCTACAAGGAGTTCGGGGTCGATGTTCTCCGCGACTGTTGCAGCGAGAACGAAGGCCCCACCGCAGCGGAGATGAAGATGGCGCGCGAGATAGAGCGTCTCCGCGCCGGTCTCCAGAAGATCGTGGAGGGTGACGGCTTCTGGGATGCGCCCGCGCTCGCCCGTGACCTCCTCCAGGGAAAGGATGTGACATGAGCCTCGACCCCCTCGTCCAGCAACTCAAGGCGCTTCTCGACGAGAGCGACCAGTTTCACTCCAAGCTGTGCGGCCAGGCCGGCATCTCCCGAAACACCCTCGACAGGTGGCTCGAGGGCAGCAGCACGCCCAACATCATTGACTTCACCTCCATGCTCGAGGTATTGGGCTACACCCTAACCATACAGAGGATGCCATGACCTACACGAACAAGTACAACCTCCCCTCCTCCATCATCTCCGCATTGGAGGCCGACGCCTACGATGACGGCGGCGCCCACATCACCGCCTCCTCCCTCTGGAAGCCCACCCAGATCGTCGCCCTCACGCGCAAGCACGGCGAGGAGATCCAGACCGACGCCAGCGACCACCTCCTCTCCCTCCTGGGCACCGCCTTCCACAACATGCTGGCGGCCCACGACACCGAGGCCGTCATCGAGAAGCGCCTCTTCGCCGAGGTGGCGGGGCGCACCGTCAGCGGCCAATTTGACCGCCTCATCGTGGGCGACGGCATCCTCCAGGACTACAAGGTCACCTCCGTCACGCGCTTCCAGCACCAACTCCGCGAGACCGAGTGGGAGAACCAGCTCAACACCTACGCCTGGCTCCTCCGGCGCCACGGCATCGAGGTGAAGGCCCTCCAGATCGTTGCCCTGCTGCGCGATTGGAACGAGTTCATGAGCGAGCGCACCCTCGACTACCCCAACCTCATGCTCCAGGTGGCGGACATCCCCCTCTGGTCCCCTGAGGAAGCCGAGCGGCGCATCGAGGCGCGCGTCCTCGAGCACGAAAACCCCTCGCCCTGCACCGACGCCGAGCGCTGGCACCGTCCGCCCACCTACGCCGTCATGAAGAACGGGCGCAAGAGTGCCGTCAAGCTCTTCTCCTCCGAGAGCGAGGCCACCGCCTTCATCTCCCAGGCATCGGACTCCCGCCACCTCTACCTCGAGGTGCGGCCCGGCTCCTACCTCCGCTGCGAAAAGTATTGCAGCGTCGCTCCCTTCTGCCCGCAGGTGTCCCATGCCCGCCAAGACTAAGCGCGCCAGCCTCTCCCCCGAGGAGGCTCGCGACCTAACCCTCTTCATCTTGTCCCAGCCCGACGAATTCACGGCGGACGACATCCACCAGAGCTACCCCTTCCTCACGCGCAACCAGATCGTCAACAAGGTCTCGCGCATGTACGGGGAGGGTCTCTTGGATGTCGTCGGGCGCAACCCCAACAACAAGATGAACCAGTTCCTCTACATCTCCCAGAGTCGGCCCCGGGAGGATCCCGAAATCCTCATCGCCCGGCTCATGCAGGGCAGGCGCTACGAAGACTTCATCCCCAAGAGGCTGCTCGCCAATGCACGCACTTCTTCTGCTGTTGTGCTACGTGGACCCGGACTTCGAAACCCTAACCCTTCGACGTACCTGCAGCCCATACGAGATGTCCTATGACAGCTACCAAGCCTGCGAGGAAGCCGCGCGCCAAATGCGCCGAGCCTTCCAGCCCCCGGCCCTCATCCTCATGCACGCCTGCCGCCGGCAAGTACCATCACAGCCACGGTTCAATCTTCAAGGGATCCCGACACCTGATGATCCTCGTGGAAGTGGGGTGTTCTGACGCCGTGCGGGACCTCGCCGCCGACGCCATCGTCGCCTACTTCAACAGCAGGGACCGCGCATGACCTGGGATGAGCGCTTCCTCGCCCTTGCCCTCCACGTCTCCCAGTGGAGCAAGGACCCCAGCACCAAGGTGGGCGCTGTCCTCGTGGGCCTCGACAAGCGCCAGGTCGCCCTGGGGTACAACGGGTTCCCCCGGGGCGTACTCGACTCCGCCTCCCGCCTCGCTGACCGGGACATCAAGCTGCGCTACACCATCCACGCAGAGCGCAACGTGCTTGACAACGCCCACTTCCCCACGCAGGGTGCCACCCTCTATTGCACCCACCCGCCCTGCACCTCGTGTGCCCTCTCCATAATCTCGAAAGGAATCGCCCGTGTGGTATCATCTCCAATGTCTTCCGAGTTTGCTTCGCGATGGCGCGCAGAAACTTTCCTCTCGCGCGACCTCTTTCGCGAGGCGGGCGTGGGATGTAATTTCTGAAGAGATTGTTCCCTGGTTGGTGGCTATCTTCATCGTCATCTCCCTCGGCGCCACCCTCATCCTCCCCATCCTCGGAGTCATCCTGCTATGGAAACTCGTGTAGCCACCCTGCGCGCCCCCATCAATGGCAACCCTCCCGGCACCCCCGTGAAAGTTCGCCTTGACGAGCAGCACACGGTTGAGCTAGGTACCTCCTACGACATCGTCCTGCCTGACGGGACGCTGGCGTGGGCTTACCTCGATGAGATCGAATGGAACTCCGAAGATGCCAACCCTGTGGGATCTCCTCCGTGACGCGGGGAACTTCCCCCTTCCCGCAGTCCTCACCCGCACAGTCTGCGCACGCAACCACACCTACATCTACCCCGGGACTCACGTTGAAATCTTGGACGCCCACTGGCATCAGTGGGCAGATGGTGACGAATTGCTTTGCACTGTGCTCTCCCCCGCGGGTACCTTCATATGTCCTCCAGAAGCATTGAAACTCAGGAAAGGAAAGTGACATGCCTGTCTTCTCCCAGCATCCCAACCAGCGCCGCGTGAAGCTGCTGCTGGTGGGTGACCCCGGCGCCGGCAAGACCGGCCTCCTCGCTACCCTGGCCAACGAGGACTACAAGGTTCGCATCCTCGACCTGGACAACAACCTCGCCATCCTCAATGCATACCTCAAGGAGGGCAAGGCGGACAACATCTCCTACTACTCGATCCCCGCGAAGGATCCCGATAGCTGGAAGAAGTCCATCGCCCTCACCACCAAGTGGAATCCCCCGGGCGAAGACCTCGGCGATCTCACCGAGTGGGACAGCAAGACCGTCCTCGTCATCGACAGCGCCACCTTCTGGAACGAGGTCTGCATGGCCCAGGTCCTCAAGGAGAACGGCATCGCCGACGACAAGGCCGGCTTCGACCAATCCCTCTGGGGCGTGATGAACAAGCGCTTCGAGAACCAGGTGGCGCGCCTCACCAGCGACCGCTACAAGTTCCACCTCATCTTCATCGCGCACATCCGCCTCATCGAGAACAAGAAGACGGGCGGCATCATGCGTGCCTTCCCCTCCTTCCTCGGCCAGCAGCTTCCCAACATCGTGGCCCGCTACATGAACAACGTGTGGCTCGCGACGCGCAACAAGGATGGAAAGCCCTCCTTGACGACGCAGACCACGCGTGATATGGGCTACCTGAAATGCAGCGCACCCCATCGGGTGCACGCAGAGGCGCCATTCGATCTGGGCGCCGTGTTCAAGCAGATCGAAGCGTGAAAGGACTAGCCATGGACGATTTCTGGAACTCCCTCCCCGCCGATGTCGAAGACCTGCGGGACACCCCGCCGGGTCGCTACCGCGGCTTCATGTCGGGCTACCAGCTCGTGCGCACCGACGACGCCAAGAACTACGCCATCCTCGAGTTCAAGGTGGCGGAGCCCCTCTCGGGTCAGGACATGACGGGCGTCGAGACCAACCGCCCGCTGCGCTCGGGCCGCCTCTACTTCACCCCGAAGGCGGCGCCCATCTCGAAGCGTTCCCTCAAGAACCTCTTCCCGCAGTGGAACGACGACGTTCCGTGGAAGGACAACTTCGAGCAGATGGTGGGTACCGAGGCCGTCTTCGAGTACCGTGCCGAGAAGGGCATGAACGGCAAGGAGTACCTCAACGTCACCAAGTTCCAGGCGGCGTGACGGGTAGCTAACCCCGTAGGGGCGTGTGGTGGCGCCCTCAAGGAGACACATGCATCCCCTCACCTCAGTGCCGGGATGCACCTGTCTCCACCACCACCCCTCTCCCACCCTAGCTGCGGTGTGTGATTGAGGGCGAGTGGCGGCGTCCAACAACAGCAAGGCAGTACCTTACACCGCGGCCTCCTTTGGGGGGTACTGTCGCCCGCCACACCCATTCCTCCAGGTGCGCCCATGCTCCTTCTTCTCGATTACCCCAGCATCACCGAGATCAAGGCAGGGCTGCCCATCGCCGGCTACCCGCGGGGCATCCTCGACATCTGCCGGCGCTACAGCGACATCCCCGATCCCCAGTTCGTCACCCTCTTCCCCGACCCCCCGCGCTTCAACAACCCCTCCTCCTACTTCCACCCGCGCAAGGAATGCCCGGACGCGGAGGCGGCCAACCCCCTCCACAAGCAGCTAGGCTACCTGCGCTCCACCTACCTCCCCCACTACGAGGAGGCGCGCCGGCGCTGCAGGGAAGCCCCCCTGGTGGTGGCCATGGGTGACCTCTCCCTCTGGGCCCTCACGGGGGAGCGCATGCTCGACCACCGGGGCACCATCTGCTACTGGGATGGCCTGCGCATCATCCCCACGCACCACCCCCGCGCCATCATCAAGGACCACTCCCTCCTGCCCGTCCTCGCCATGGACCTGCGCAAGGCCTGGCAGGAATCCCGCAAGCCCCACAGCGTATTCCCCCGCCGCACCATCCACATCGTGGAGAGCGTGCGCGACATGGAGCGGGCCACCAAGGACATCCTCGCCGCGGGCCGCTTTGCCTTCGACATCGAGACCTCCAAGGGCCAGATCACCATGATCTGCTTTGCCCTCTCCTCCTCCCGAGTCTACGTCGTCCCCATCTTCAACCCCACCAACTGCTGGTCGGAGGAGGACGAGGTGCATATCTGGGCCCACATCCAGATCCTCATGGCCTCGCCCTGCGTCAAGATCGCACACAACGCCGTCTACGACCTCACCTACCTCGAGGCCGCCGGGATCCACACCAGGTTTCCCGTTGACGATACAATGTTACTCAGCCATAGTAACGAGATAGAGTGGCAGAAGTCCTTGGGATTCCTGGGCTCCATCTACTGCAACGAAAAATCATGGAAGCTGATGCGCGTGGGAAAGGTGAAAGATCGAAACAAGAAAGATGAATAAGAGACACGAGCAAATCCTTCTTCTCGATTGGGACACCTTCCGATACGAACTCGCTCCTGAGGAGCGACAACGTCCTCTTCAACCCGAAGAGCGCCTCTTCCTCGCCGTCATCATGCAGGCAGTGGACGACGCCACCTCCCCCACCCCCTCCATCGCTCGAGACCAGGCGCGCGGCGTTATCTTCACCTCTTCGGCCACCCCCCTCAAGGACATGTGCGACCTGCTCGACATCAACTACGACTACTTCAAGCGGGCCGTCACCACCCTCATCAAGGAGGGCCGCACCGTCCGCCGGGCGGACACCTCTGGTGCCTGACTACGCACCGCCCCCGCTCCTCTTCATCACCTTCACCTCCGAGGGCATGCTTGCCAACGTAGTCCTGCAGGGTAACCTTACGCGCATCCCCCTCGCGCGCAGCCACGCCCTCGCCCTCCTCGTCCAACTCTCCCACGCCCTGGAGCATGACCTTGCGCACTCTCCATACCGACAACCTGCCCACGATGGACCTGCCCCTCCAGCAGATGGTCTACAACGGCCTTGACGGGATGCTCACCCAGGAGGTGTTCGCGGCCATCCAGCCCAACCCCACCTACGAGTTCGAGCGAGCCCTCCTCCCCCTCGTCATCACCCTCATGGAGAGGGGCATCCTCATCGACACCACGAAGCGCGACGCCATGGTGGAGCACCTTCAGCAGCGCCTGGACAAGATCCGCGTCAACTTCGACGCCATATGCCAGGGCGTGTGGGACAAGAAGTTCAACCCGCGCAGCTACCTCCAGCTCCAGGAACTCCTCTACAAGCGCCTCTACCTCCCCGAGATCATCGTCTCGAAGAAGGGCGAGAAGAAGGTCTCCACCGACCGGGACACCCTCGAGCGCCTGCACCGCGAGTACGTGCGCGCCATGCCCATCACCTCCCACCTCCTTGCGATGCGCGACCTCGAGAAGACCATCGACACCCTCACCAAGACCCTCTCCCCCTCCGGGCGCTGGCACGCCAACTTCAACATCGGGGGCACCGACACCGGGCGCTGGTCGAGCAGCGAGCACCCCTTCGGGTGGGGCTCCAACCTCCAGAACATCGACGACTACATCCGCCGCATCTTCATCCCCGACCCCGGCCACATCTTCTTCAACTGCGACCAGCAGGGCGCCGAGGCCCGCGTCGTAGGCTACCTCTCGGGGGACGAAGGCTACATCAAGGCCATCGAGTCGGGGGACGTTCACACCATGGTGGCCGCCATGGTCTTCGGCTTCGAGCCCAAGCGCGAACTCGCCGACCGCAAGTATTACCGCGAGATGTCCTACCGCGACATCGCCAAGCGCGCCGCGCACGGTTGCCTCACCTCCGACCACGAGGTCCTGACCCCCTCCGGGTGGCAACCCATCAACACCATCGAGGTTGGGATGCGCGTCGCCTGCTGGGACACCGACGGATCCATCTCCTTCCAGCCCACCTTGGGGGTGACCAGCTTCCTCTACGAGGGAACCCTCCACCAGTTCGAGGGCACGGCCTATTCCCTCCTTGCCACCCACGATCACCGGATGCCCTACACCACCGACAACAAGTTCAAGGTGGCACCCGCCGAAGCCCTCCCCTCCTCCGCCCGCCTGCCCGTGGCCGGCCACTATGTCGGGGGCCAGCAGACCGTCACCCCCCTGGAGGCAAGGCGCATTGCCGCCCTGCAAGCCGACGGCAGCAGCACCTCGGGCAACCTCCGCTTCCACCTCAAGAAGCCGCGCAAGATCAAGCGGGTTGAACTCCTCTTCGGCCCCCAAAACTGGGTGCCGGACAGCAAGGGCGCAAAGTCCTGCACCATCTCCCGCACTGTATTCAACCCCGATGGCTTCAAGCTGCCCGGCCCCTACCTCTTGGGGTGGTCCCGCGAAGCCCTCGAGGCATGGCTCGATGAGACCCGCCATTGGGATTCCCACGTGGGCAAGACCCATGTCAGCTTCCACAGCGTCCGCAAGGAAACCATCGACTGGTACCAGACCATCGCCGCCCTTTGCGGGAAGGGAACCACCTACCAGGGAACCACCCTCAGTGGCTTTGGCAGCATCGTCCACAAGGCCAACCTCAACAGGCGCACTCGAGCCAACTTGGCCCACATGAAGGTCACCAAGATCCCCACTGAGGGGACGCCAGTGCACTGCCTCACCGTGCCCACCTCCTACTTCCTGGTGCGGCGCAACAACAAGATCATGGTCACAGGCAACAGCAACTACGGGGGCACCGCGCGCACCATCGCCACCGTCCTCAAGGTGGAAATCAAGGTCATCGAGGAGTTCCAGCGGCGCTACTTCAAGGCCTTCCCCAACATCTACAAGTGGCAGGTGTGGGTAGCCCAGCAGATACAATCGAAGCACTACATGGTTACGCCCTTTGGCCGGCGCCGCAACTTCTGGGGTAACCCCAAGGACGACGCCACCATCCGCGCGGCCATCGCCTTCGTCCCCCAAAGCACCGTGGGCGACCTCACCTCCCGTGGCCTACTCGCGCTGCACACCACGCTGCCCGACGTGCAGGTCCTCAACAACATCCACGACGCCGCCTTCGGGCAGATCCCCCTTCACCTGAAGGACACCCTCATCCCCCAGATCATCCAGACCCTCACATATCCCTTGCAGGTCAAGGACATCTGGGGTAACATTCGGGAGATGCTAATCCCTTGGGAGTGCCAGGTTGGCATGAACTGGGGGAAGCGGAAGAAGGACAACCCGGATGGACTCGCCTGACTTTCTTGGTAGCAAATTCCACAGCCAGATGCTAGCTAACCGTGTCCGCGCCTACTGGCGCAAGAAGGACATCGAAGTCAACGTATGGGTTGAGAAGGAAGCCAATGTCCATGTCGTCCGCAGCAATCTCCAGTTCTCGTTTCCGCCTGCCAAACAGGCGTGAGTCCACCGTCGAAGACCTCTACTTCAACGGCGAGCGCTACCACCTCTCATACTCCACCCTCGACGGGAAGGTGTGGGAAGTGTTCATCAGCGGCCCTCGGGCCGGCACCGACCTCTACGCCATCTGCTGCACCGCCGCCACCCTCGTCTCCCTCGCCCTCCAGCACGGCGTGCCCCTCGCCACCATGCGAGAAGCAGCGCTGCGCGACAAGGAAGGCAACCCCGTAGAGATCGTGGGAGCAGTCCTCGATGTCCTCTCCGCATCTGGGGCATAGGCCCAGCTACCTCCCCCGGGACAAGCCCAACCGCATTCAGCGCAAGGGCCTCCTCTACGAGAAGAAGGTGGTGCGCCACCTGGCCCAAGAGGGCAACCTCGACACCTTCATCATCCATGGCCAATGGATCTACTGGGACAAGGCGGTGTGCCAGCCCGACATCATCGTCGTGCCCCCCAAGGGTCCCGTCGTGGTGGTGGAGGTGAAGCTCACCCAGAAGCGCAACGTCGAGAAGAAGCTGCGCGAGGTATACGGGGTGGCCCTGCAGCACATCTTCGCCGGGCGTAGCCTCTCCTACTGCCAGGTCTACAAGAACCTTGACGGCGGCGAGCCCTTCTCGTATGACCCTTGGGACATCCTCACGCTCAAGCCCCATGAATACGGAGAGATCTTGTGGAGATAGCGTCCAAGAACCTCACGATCCCCCTCGAGATGCATGTATCCTTGGGGGGCAGCGCCCTCCACATCAACACCTACGCGGGCCCTGGGGATGTCGACGGCACCCTCACCATCATCGACATGAAGCGCCTGGTGGCCGAGATGGTGGATAGCTGGCTCTACTACGACGATGTGGAGTCCGCCCAGCGTGACCTCGAGGCCCTGCTCAAAGTCGTCGAGGCGCAACTCTCCAAGGTAGCGAAATCCCGCAAGCGCAAGAAATCCCGCTAGTTGCGCACCGGCATGCGCCTCAACGTGATGGGCCGGGCATCCAGGTTGATGATGTCGCCGATGAGGCGCCCCTCCTTGCGCAACTTGAGCACCAGCCCGTCAAACTCCTTGAAGCTTATGTCGCGGCCCAGGAGGGCGCGCACCAGGCGCTTCTGAAGGACGCCCTCGTGACGCAGGATGCCGTTGGCCACCCGCTTGTACTCATCGATGGTAATCCCCGGGGGCATGGGCTTCGTGGTTCCCCGCACCCGAAGGATGTAGTTGCCGCGGAGCTTACCGCTCCAGGATCTGAGCTTTGACATGTTCCAAGAGACCCGTCATCGTGATGGGGTTGATGAGGCCGGCCACCGCCCCGAAGGGCTCGTCGTCGGCGGTTACACCCACGATCACCAGGCCCTCGATCTTCCCCGCGTCCACCAACTCCTTCAACTCCGCGAAGGCCTGGAGGACATGGGGCATTCCCGAGTCACCCTCGGTGGCGGGGCGCATCCCCGTAAACTGATTCTTGGGCGTGAACTTGAAGATGTCAGCCACGCTTGATCTCCTTCAGCATCTTCTTGGCCATCTTGCTCAAATTCTTGGGCTTGCCCTGCGCCATCTTCTTCTTCATGGGCGGCCTCGAAACCTGGGCGGGGATGTTGGCGCGCGTGATCGTCATCGCAGCTTCCTCTTCTTGGTGATGCACCCAAGGGGGATCATCATCTCCCCCCAGTAGCTGGGATCGTTGGTATCATGGAGGTCCATCGTACTGACGATAAGGACGCTGGTATCCGTCACCTTGTGGACCCAGCCCACGGTGCGGATGTGGGGGGCGGCAAGAGAGTCGATCTCCTTCTTCTCCCGCCACTCATGGCCGCCCAGCGTCGCGGCGTCCACCCACTCGATGTAGTAGAGGTCCCCGGGCTTCACAGGAATTCCTGGGGGATCTTGGCGCGCCTGGCACCCTTGGCCCGGCGAAGGCAATCCAGGCAGGTCACCAGCAGGGCTAGCTCCCTCTGCACTTCAGGGTCCGAATCCTCCATCCTCACCCAGACCAAGTCGCCCACCTCCGCGTGGATACGCTCCAGCCTGGCGTGCGTGGCCTTGTCGGCAAGGATCTCCTCGACCCGCTCCTTCGTGTATCCCTCCGCGCGCTGAGGCCCATACATGTAGCAGGAGCCAACGAGCGGGGGCAGGTCCCACGATTGATTAAAGTGTGCCATTGAATTTCCAGGCCTTTCCTTCGGTGACGATGCAGGCCACGTCGCCCTTCACACCCACCAGCGTCCAACTCTTGGTACCGGCATAGAAGGTGTAGGTGATCTCGGGGGCCTGGAAGGTAACCTGCGGCACCTCCCCGAAGTTGTCAAGGAGATAGCGCGCCACCCCCTGTGCGGGTCCGCAGTTGGCCCACGCCGTCCCCGGCAGCAGGGCGAGGAGGAGGGCCAGCTTCTTCACGCCGCCATCTCCATGGCTACGCTCTGCACATCCTTGACGCGCTTGGCCCAGCCCCCGCCGAAGGTATCCCAGATGGGCAACCTCTGGAGGAAGGCCAGCCGATACTCAATCACCCAAGGGATGAGCGCGGAGGGCGTCGCCTTCTGGATGGCACCCAGCGTCATGGGACCCAGCGCCCCATCGGCATTGACCCCCAGCGCCTCCTGCACCGCCACCACTGCCCGCTTGGGACCCGAATTGACGGCGAAGTCGAAGAGGCAAAGGTCCACCCCCTTGGGTAGCTCGTCCCCCTTCACCTTATCCCAGTAGTGCTTGCGGTAGATCTCGTCGCGGTGCGCCGGCGGCATGTTGCGCAGTTCATCCTTGGTGGCCTCGCGGCCCAACCAATTGGAGTAGGTGACAAGGGTTACCCCCTGCATGGTGGCCCCGCCGGGATCCTTGGGGTGGTCGGCCCACCCGCCCTCGTGGCGCAGCACCTCAGCGAGGCACCTATCGAAGTTGTCCTTCATCATTTCTTCTCCGCCAAGAGGGCAGTCTTCTGCTGGCTGCTGTTGCTGCTGCCGAAGTAGTAGGCGATGACCTGCTCCGCTTTTGCCGACACGAAGCCGATGAGGGTTCCCACCGTGGTGGCCATCATGGGATCCCTCATGCCATCCACGTAGCCCAGGAGGACGGCGAAGACCGTGCCCATGAACCCACCCACCACCAGGAAGGCGAGGAGGCGGGGCATGAAGTCCTTGACGCTGGCCTCACGACGCCGAGCGCTATCCCTGTCCCCCGCCGCAATCTTCTCGAGGTCGATGTCCAGCTCCTTCATCCTCACGGCGAAGTCGTTGTCCACCTTCTTCAGGGCCACCAGTTGCTCGGGGGTAGCCCCCGCCACGGCCTTGGCCAGGTCATCCTTGTTGGCATCCACAGGCAGCCCGAGGGCCCCCGCGATAGCGGTGACGGCCATGCCCGCGAGGGGTCCGCCCATGGCGGTGGCCAGCGTAGGGGCAACGGCCCCGATGACCTTCATGAAATCCATGGTCAACCCTTCTTGTTCCAGAGATCGAAGAGTGCCTTGACCTTTTCCTCGATCACCAGCACCCTCTGGTCCAACTTAGCGAGAACGATCACCAACGTGATGAAGCCAATAGCCAAAGGCCACAGCCTCAATACGGCCTCCAGAGCTTCCATCTCTCATTACTTCTTGAAGCCCTTGAGGGTCTGGGCGAGGCGAGCCCGCTGGCCCATCTTGCCCGGAGCCTTCGCCGCCTTGGTCAGCTTGCCGGCGGGGATGGGCTCACCCTCCTTGGCACCCAGCGCCTGACGCAGCGCGCCCGGCTTCTTCACTGCCTTCTGGATCCACTTCTCAGCCATCTTAATCCTTCCTTCTCCCCGAGGGGCTAATGGGCCAACTCTTGCGCTGGGGCCCGGTCTTCTTGGCGGCCATCGTAGCCTTCTGGGCGGGGGTCATCTTTGCGGCAGCAGCGGCGGGCCGGCAGGCAGGGTAACCGCGCTTGCCCTTCTCGGCACCGCTGCGGCCACACTCCTTGCCCGTCTTCACGTCAACCCACTTCTCCCCGAACCACTTGCCCAGGCCGCCCTTCACTTCTTCTTCACGCGGTTGTCCGCGCCTCCCCACGTCCCGCCCTTCTTCTTGTACTCCTTGGCAGCCCACGCATTTGCGTAGGCGCTGTTTCCCGTCACGCACACGACTTTGTCTTGGAGCATTACCCAAGTTCCATGTTCAGTTTCGGGGCACCATACAGGTTGAGTAAGAGCGGGCCGCACGTGCAAATTCTGGGTATTGTGTGTTCGCTTCCCACGAATTAAAGTGGCACCTTTGATGTCTTCTGTCTTTTGGTACATGGACACATAGTATCCGTTGCAGAAAGCTGCCAGTACTGCTGCGTAATAATGGTTGAGATTCTTCTGCGTAAACCCAAAAGTTCTTCCATCCCGAATAGCTGATTCTCCTTGGTCACAACCATCATAGATTATTGCGGAGGCCAAGAATACTTCACGTTGGTCGGGAGTCATTTCAAGGACCGCAGATACCCAATCTTGATGCTTGTGCCAAGACTTCCCTTCAAATCCAGATCCAGCCAATGGGCGTCCACACCAAACCAAATCCATGTGTGTGTTGAGGTTTTCGGTGAGAATGAGTTGCCTATCTAGAAAGCGAATACCCGGTGTCCCCTTGGGTCCAGGTTTACCTCCAGTACTAAGCTCTCGCTCAACCACCCAAGAATGTCCTGGGGTACACACTAAACTAAACCCAGTCTTCTTGTACATTTCTACCGTTGGAGCTTCGTCGAAAGTGTGGACTTGGACAAGCTTGCTCCATACGAGGTGATCAGTACCAATGTCATACGCCAAAACAAATTTGCGGATACCCTGAGCCAAACTGTCCTGAAGTTCTTCACAGGTAGCAAGCCCTTCTGGAGTCACCGCCAAGGAATTTAGAGGTACGCACGGGTATACATCAAACTTCTGCTTGGCCGCCGCCTTCGTGGCAGCCCACAGCTTGGGGTTCTTGGGGGTTGACTTGGCCATCAGCACCGCCACGCGCGCAGGGATTTATTGACTCGGGAGTTGGGGTCGTTAGCCGTTTCCTTGCTGGTGAGCTTCTTCTTTAACCCTTTCATGCGGGCACAGAAGCTATCCCGGCGGGGACCACCCTCGGGCTGCGGGGCCTTCAGGCCGGGCTTGCCGGGGTTGGCCCTGTTGTAGGAGGCGCGCCCCTTGGCGTTGAGGCCGCCCGCTTCGGACTTCCCCTCCTTGCGCTGCCACGCGGGTGTCTTAGCCATAGGTATGCTCCAGCTTCCGGGTGCTGATGAACTCCCAACCGTCATGCGGGAACCCCCCGGCCACACCCTTAAGTAGTGTGACCCCGGAAGTCCACATGGCCTGGGCGGGACCAGCATAGCCTTCTTTCTGGTTGGGGTCAAGATAGCAGCCGGCCACCAAGGAGAAGAGCTTCTCCCTGCCCTTTCGGATGGCCACGTCCCAGATGTGGGTATGGCCCATGACGCATGAGCGGTACTGTTTCTTGAGGAGGGTGGCCGCCGGGTACTCCCCGCTCACCGATTTGCCCATCACCCCCGTGACGAAGTAGTGGGAGGCGGCGAGGCCCCGCACCTGGAACTCCTCAAGGAAGGGCACCACCTCCCAGGTGGCCAAGGCCAGGTCGTCGGTGCTAAGGGTACCCCGTAGCTCGGGGACGTTGTCCACCGCCCTATCTATGCGGGCCTCGTGGTTCCCCATGAGGAAGACCTTCTTGCCCTTCCACTGCCCCAGGGTGAAGAGGGCCTGGTTGGCGGCGGCGATGTCGGCGTTGATTGTCCTGCCGTCGAAGCTGCCCTTCCGCCGCCCGTTGCCCGTGAGGGCACTCCCGTCATAGGAGGAGAGGGAAGGCATATCCGCCAGGTCCCCCAGGCACAGGAGCATATCCGGCTGGGCATCCTTGAGGTACTTGAGGAGCCACTCGAACCTGCGGTTATTGACACCGGGGCGCGCGTGGGAATCCGGGAGGATGAGGACGTTCACTTGAAGATCTCCTCTAGGGTCGAAAGCTCCTGCTTCTTGTCGCCCAAGATGAGCTTCCAGATGGTGGGGCCAACGCCCTCCCCATGGCAGTAGATGCGCATGCCCATCTCCCGGGCGTGCTCGAAGAAGTACTGGGCGTCCTGGCTTGCGGCAATCAACTCCCCCGTGCTCCAGAACTTCTTGCCCGTTTGCCCGATGGAAATCTCCATGTACTTGGGGCGACCCTGCTCATCCTTGGCCGTCTTGTCGATCTGGCCCTCGGGGTAGCAGAAGTCGAAGCCGAAGAGGTGGAACTCGCTATACCCCAGGGAGAGACTCAGGGACATCGCCCGCCACGCCGCGCAGGTGCCGCCGTTGACGAGGAGGGAACCCGGCGGGAACACCTCGCTCTTCAGCAGCGCCTGCGTCATGGCGTGCCAGCCCCACACATTCTTGGTGCGCGCCATCACGTGCTTGGTGACGGAGGGATCGGACATTGAAGCCACCAGCACCTTCGTGGTGGGCGGAATATCTTGGAGGAGGTCGGTACGCTTGATGCCGTGGGTGGAGATGCCATCAACGGGGCGCGGATCCAGCAGCACGAGGTAGTGGGGGTCGATGCCCCAGCCCAGCACCGTGGGCAGCGAGTGCTTCACCACCGCCACGTCGGCACCCTCCCGCCACATCTTGAGGATCTTGTCCTTCCTCTTGTGGATGTCAGGGCCCGCCGACACGATCACCAGCTTGCGGGAGTGGGGCCGCGCCTTGGTGACCCACCGGGAGAGCAACTCCATGTTCTCCTTGACGTTGCTGATGATGTGGTCCTTGGGCATGCAATCCTGCGCCGTGACCTTGAGGGGCACACCCCCCATGCCCGCCCCCGGTAGGTCGGGGAGGCCCTCGCCCACCGCCGCAATCTGGACGATGCCACCCCCGGACACCCTATCCTTGCTCTTGTAGACGCGCTTCTCCCGGAGGATGCGGGTGAAGGTGGCCTCCACCCCCCTGAACTCGGCGGCGGGCATCCCACCCTCGGGGTCCGCCACGTAGTAGTCGTCGAAGACCACCACGGGAATGCGCTTGCACATCTCCCAATCATGTGCGATGGTATCCACCGAGTGGCCCCCGTCGAGCCACGCGAATTCCACGCCCGCCACTTCCCGGAGGGTATCCTTGGTGTCCCCCTTCGTGAGGTGGAACTCGAACTTCTTTCCCTTGGCGGCCATCGCCTCCGCGAACTCTCCCAACTTCTTGGTTACATCCTCCAGGGAGAAGTGCTTCTTGATGTTGTGTTCCTTGGCGTCGGTATCCGCCGATGCCTCCTCGAAGAGGTCGTAGCCGTGGTAGACAACGTGGTCGTGTTTCCCAAACGCAACCTGCGCCATCTGCAGGGCCCGGTCACCATTCCACGTGCCGGTCTCCAGAATGGTGCTGGGCATGTAGTGCTGGACGAGGGCCAGCAACTGGTCGTAGCGGGTCCTCAGTCCCGGGATAACCTTGGTGTTCTTGCGAGCCCCCTTGAGGTGGGTGAAGACCTCCTTCAGCGGGCTGTTCTCGAAGGCATCCAACCCCACGTAGTCGGGGTCCACGAGGTTGACGGCCTCCAGCCCATGCATCTTGTGCATCTGGAGGACACGCTCGAAGATGAAGGCGTCAGTCCACTCGCTGTAGTTGAAGATCTCCCCCGTCATGTAGATGTCGTACATATCGGCGATAAGGGTGCGCCCCTCGTTGCCGGCGAAGTAGATGAAGCCCGTCTCCGAGTAGTTGATGCCCTTCCGGCCCAGGTGGGTGACGTGCCCCTTGCAGATATCGTGGAGCCACCCGATGGTGAGGGGCTTTGTAGTGAGTACATCGCCGTCGAGCCACAGGAAGGGCGCAGGGTCACGAGCCGCATCGTGGAGAGCGAAGACCTTCGCGCAGAACTTCACGGCGTCCAGACGGTAGTTGTAACCCTCAGGGGTGTTCCCATCCTTGTCCGCGTGGGCCCGCTTGAATTCGTTGAAACCCTCGACTTCCTCAAGGCGCTTGACTTCGACGGCCCGGTGCTGGCATGACACCTCGGCGGGGTCCATCCCATCCACGTAGATGGTAAGGGAGATGTTGGAGTCCCACAGGCGAGTTGACTCGAGGAAGTTCTTGCCGTAGAGATCCCAACCCTTCGGCCCCCAGGAAGTAACGATTCTCATTTGAAGAGGTCCATCTTATGGTTCCAGTTGAAGAACTCATGTTCCACCAGCGCCTTCTCCGCATTCCATGCGGCAGCGTAGGGAACGTCCTTGTAGTTGGGGAACCACGGTCCCCCGTCAGTGAAGTGGATGGCCTTCGGGCTCTCGTATCCGTAGCGCGTGGTGGGACTGTGATATGGAAGCCAGTTCCAAGTCTCGTCGATCTCCCCTATGGAATCCGTCCACTCGAAACCGTGCAGCCACGACCCCTTCTGAGTGTTGACCGCTTCGAGGTCCAGCTTCCGGCAATGGGGGTGCAGGGGATTCAGAACCATGAGGGAGGACCACAGCTTGCGGTGGTACTGCTGCTGCGCAACCCCGTCCATCTTGACGGCTTCTTTGGGACGAAACTTGTGCTGCACCACCGAGACTGCCCGCTCGGGGTCACAGAATTGGAGCATCTTTGCGATGTCCTCGAAGAAGAGGAAGTCGCAATCCACGAAGACCACAAGGTCCTCGATGCCATTGCGAAGCGCCAGGTGAGGCACGAGGAAGCGCGAAAAGGAAAATTCGGTGGAGAACGGCTTGCCGTCCCCCATGTCGATCATCTGGTTGCCTTCCCGGTAGAGTGTGCGCCAATACTTCCCTGCAGCCTTCAGCGATTCCAGCTTGAGGGGGGTGATGACGCAGGGAACGCTACAATGCCGCTTGATGCTATGCGCGGCTACCTTGTAGGCGATGTCCTCCCTAGGGTCATAGCCAATGAAGATGTGCAGCATTCCTGAATACTAAGGGAGCCGCCATCGTCAGTCAAGGATTATTGTGTGCGCTCCACGTAGGCGCCGCGCGTAACTTTGGGCACGCCCTTGCCCGACTCCGGCACCAGATACTGCTTCACCTTGTTGCGGATGGACGTGATGAAGGCCTGGTTGTCGAGGATGATGCGGGCGTCGGGCTCCTTGCCCTCGTCCCGGCGGGCGATCTCCTGGAAGAGTTCCTCCACCCGCCGCTCATACTTGCGGACATCCTCGGGGGTGCGCGCCTGCGACGCCGCGGCGATGTTGGTGGCGATGCTATCGCTATAGGACTTGCGCAGGGAATCCATGCGCGTCCCAATTTCCTTGGCCTCGCGCTTGGCATCCCTCGCCTCGGCGATGCGCGTGGGGGTGAAGCCCAGGGCAACGGCAATGGCCGTAGGAATATCCTGCAACTCCGAAGCGGGGAGGGCCGGCTCGATCTTGCCCGGCGTAATGTACCCCGTATCGCGCATCTCCACCGCGCGCGCCACGTTGCGCACCGCCACGGGGAAGAGGGAGGCCAGGGCCATCATCGGCATGTCCTTGGACATGTAGTTGCTGGCATCCTTGGCGCCCCCCAGCACCGCGCTGGAGAAGGGACCCAGGGAGAAGATGTCGAACTGGAGGGGGTTGCCCTGGATCATCTCCAGGCCCGTCCTCTTCGAGATGTCGACGCCCGCGGCCCTGAAGGGACCGTTGAAGAACATGGAGGCGAGCTTCGCCGGCTCACCCTCCTCGAGCATCCCCATCTCCTTGAGGATCTCCGTGAGGCTCTCCTGGAGCTGTGCCTGGAGCGCCGTGGGCGACAACCCCAGGGCGGCCCCGATGGGCGTCTTTGCGATCTGCCCCAGGAGGAAATCGAGGAGGTCCGCAGTGGAGGAAGCGAAGGGCAGGCCCCACACGCCCGAAGTCATGAAGATGCCGGCCATCATCAGCCCCAGCACCTTGCGACCCTCGGGGGACTTCAGGATGCCATCGCCCCCGTAATAGCGCGCCGCCTCGATCCAGTTCCACAGCATGTTGATGGGGAAGGACTGGAATTGCGTCACCACCGAGGCATACCCCCTGAAGGCCTTCTGGCGCACCTCGGGCCCCTGGAAGAAGTTGACCTTCTCGAGGGCGAACTTCACGGCGTCCTCGCGTGTCTCCACCTTGTCGCCCACCGCCCGCGCGGTCTTCGCCATCGACTGCAGCACCGCGGGATTGTTCGCCAGCTTGTAGGTGGTGATGGCAATGATCATGCGCGACGCCTGCTCGGTGGCCTGGAAGCCCAAGCCCAGCACCTCGAGGACGCGCCCGAAGCGCCGCCCCAGGGCATTCACCGCCTCGCTGCTATGCTTCTCGAGGAAGGCGGGGGCCTGGTCGCGCGTCACCATGGGCTGCAGGTACCCCAGGTCCATCATCTTCTGGAGCATCGCCTTCACGTCGGCGTCCTCCTTGAGGCGCTCCATGGCGAAGACCTTGTCGGCGCGAAACGATGCGCGCATGGCCTTGAGG